TATGTACGTATACGAAAATAACATTGTAGCTAGAGCACAAGTTATATTTTTAAATTAACCCGAGTAGTTTAGACACTCACAAAACATATGATATGAGTACATTACCATTAACACCTTTCGATATTTTATCTCGAAATTTTTTCAAAGCAGATGAAGCATTCGCTCCTGCATTAAATTCAAAACAACCACATCCACTTAATATTTTTCATAATGATCAAGGTCTTTACTTTGAAATAGCCTGTACTGGTTTAACTAAAAAAGATATTAAAATAGATATAGAAAGAAATGAACTAAAAATCCATTACCTTAAAAAAGAACCAGATGAAATGATTCAAGATTGTATTATTTACCATGGTTTATCTAAAAAATCATTTAGTTTAGGATATAAAATATCTCCTAAATTTAATATAGATTTAACTAATGCTCAATTAGAGCATGGTTTATTACACATTTTCATCCCAACAGCCGAAAGTGCTAAGAAAAAAACAGTTACAATTAATTAATAAGTTTTAAAAAAAAGCGTGCTCTAGCGCAATGGTTTTCGTATATTTTATTAAATATTAAATTTGTTATGACAAAAATTAAACGTAGAGGTCGTCCCTCAAAAGACGAAAATTCACCCGACTCATCTGTTTGTATTATTAGAGACCCATTAATGGAACCATTTTATGTTAAAAAGGATTCAAATGGTTATACATTAATAGAAAAAGTTGTTTCCACAAGAGGATTTGCTGGGAGAGAAGCAACAGGTAAAACAGTAGAAAAAACAGTAGGTTATTATACTAAATTTCAAAATGTTTTAAGAGTTGTAGCTAGAGGAAAATTTTATAAAACTCAAGGAGAGTTTGAAACAATCACTGAGTATATTGATGCTTGGGATGAAGTAAAAACAGGAATGGAATTATTATTAAAAAAAGTAGAAATATGAATTTAGAAGCTTTATTTGACGCGGTCATAGTTAGACCAATTGAAGAAGAAGAAACCATGTATGGTTCAATCGTTGTCCCAGACGCTGGGAAAGACAGAAATGAAAAAGGTGAAGTAGTAGCCGTTGGTCCTGGTAAATCAACAGCAACAGGTCACTTTTTAGAAACTACCGTTAGGGAAGGAGAAATAGTTATTCTTCCAACAATGGGTTTTACCAAATTAGAATATAAAGGAGAAGAACTTTATATAGGATCAGAACACAGTATTTTAGCAAGAATTAAAAACGATAACAATGAGTAAAAACATAGAATTTGGACCAAGCGCTAGGAAAAAACTTGTCATAGGAATTGATAAACTAGCAGATGCAGTAGTAACAACATTAGGACCTAATGGACGTAATGTAGTATATACAGAAAATGGAATTCCATTAAGTACTAAAGATGGTGTAACAGTAGCAAAGCAAATATCATCCTTTGAAGATCCAATTGAAGATTTAGGAGCTCAATTATTAAAACAAGCAGCCATTAAAACATCTGACAATGCAGGTGATGGAACAACAACATCAACTTTATTAGCTCGTGAATTAGTAAAAGGTGGTTTAAACCGTTTAAATGATGGTGCTAATGCAGTTGAAATTAAAAGAGGTATAGATGAAGGTGTAAACCAAGTACTTAAAACTCTCAAAGAAGGATCTGAAAAAATAACCTCCGAAGATCAACTAGAGCAAATTGCTACAATTTCAGCAAATAATGATCCTGAAGTAGGTAAATTAATTTCTCGTGCTATGGAAAAGGTAGGACGTGAAGGAGTAGTTTATATTGAAGAATCAAAAACTGGAGAAACATATTTAGAAGTTGTTGAAGGTATTCAATTTGATAGAGGTTATAAATCCCCTTATTTTGTTACTAATAATAATACAATGTCTACAACTTTACAAGATGTATTTATCTTAATTGCAGATCATAAATTTACTCAAGTAAAAGAATTACTACCTATTTTAGATGGTGTATCTCAAAAAGGTAAGTCATTATTAGTAATTGCTGAAGATATAGATGGAGAGGCATTAGCTACACTTATTGTAAATAAAATGAGAGGTACATTAAAAGTAGCAGCTGTTAAAGCCCCTGATTTTGGTGAACGTAGAAAACTTGTCTTAGAAGATATAGCTACACTTACAGGTGGAACTGTATTTGATAAAGATAAAGGAATGAAATTAGATAAATTTAATTGGGATTGGTTCGGTGAAGCAAGAACAGTTACTGTTACTAAAGAAAAAACTACTATAGTAGATGGTCAAGGTGATGTAGATGCAATAACTGCTAGAGTTGAACATTTAACTAACCAAATAGACCAATCAGAAACTCCATTTGAAATGGAAAAACTTCAAGAACGTTTAGCTAAATTTATTGGGGGTGTTGCTTTAGTTCATGTAGGTGGAAATACTGAAACTGAAATGAAAGAGAAAAAAGATAGAGTTGATGATGCATTACATGCAACACAATGTGCTCTTGAAGATGGTGTTGTTCCTGGAGGAGGAATTGCTTTACTATATGCACGTAAAAATATTTTAGACAATATTAATAATCAAGATGATAGATCTGAAGATTTTAAATATGGACAAAAAATAGTATATGATGCTTGTGGTAAGCCATTTGAACAAATCTTAATGAATGCAGGTTATACTGAAACAGATGCTAGAATGGTTGCTCAACATGATTTAAAAAATCCAAAGAAAAATTCTTGGAAAGGTTATAATATCAAAACTCGTAAGATTGTTGATATGAAAGACTCTGGTATATTAGATCCTCATAAAGTAACTAAAAATACATTACTTAATGCTGCTTCAATTGCTGGGACAATATTACTAACTGAATGTACAGTTGTTGACAACCCAGAATCTAAAGATAAAAATGATGATTCATTCAATCCAATGATGATGTAATGGAAACACAAATTATAGAATCAAACCAATTAATAGCCCAACGTGTCCCCCCAGGGGACCAATGGGTTCTAGTTGATGATAAAACAGAAACAGTTCATCCAACAATTACTGATGCTTTAGAAGCTTGGTTTGATAAAACAGGAATGAAAGTTGAATTTAGATTAGCACCTTTAGATAGTAAATTATACGCTATTCTTAAAGATGAAGAAGAAATCTTACCTGAACCAGTCAAGCGATATAATCTTTATGGTGATCCAGTATAGTAATATTTTTTAACATATTTATAATAAAAATAATATGGATGATTTTAATTTAAAAAAATATTTAGCTGAAAATAAACTTGAGGAAGACTTTAACCCCCCATTAGATGACCGCCCAGGAAAATTTGTAAGCTCATCAGGAAGAGATTTACAAAAAGCTAAAGCTGATTTTTCAAATGCTATTCTTGCACTTGATACAAGTGATTGGAAAACTGCTATAAAAACTAGAGAGATGTATAAAGAATTAGGTGAAAAACTTAGGGCTCATTTAAATTTATTCTTTGATGATCGAAGATATATAGGACCAGATAGAGGGACCCCTCCAGGATTAGAAGATGACCCATATTATGCTAATAGAAATAGAAAAACTAAAACGTGAAATTAATTAATTTACTTCTTGAAAATGAGGAGGATGGAATGAAAAAAGTTCAAATCAACACTGATTTGGCCATTCAACCTACGGATATAAAAGCTGCTTTAAAAGCACTAGATAAAATAGAAAATTATGGTGGTTATGCTCAAAATCTAAGAGATAGAGACGCTATAATAAAAGTATTTGGCCCTAGTATTCCCGCTCAAAAAACAAATGCGGCTTTAAAAGATTGGGATTCACGTTCTGAAGATGAAAAAGCATTTAAATTAATTGATATTAAAAAACGAGCTCCTGAAGATTTTAAATTAGGAATGGAAGCTGCTAAAGATGGGTTTGATAAATGGTATACCGAAGGAAATGAGGGTGATATAGAAGATTACCTCTACACACTTACAGGTAAAGAATTACCAAAAGATATAGTTGGTAAATATGGAAAAAATTATTTCCCAATGAAAACCCCTGATAACCTTAAAAAATATAGTGGTAAACTAGAACCAGGTGTTCATTACTTTGAAAAAGGTGATAAAATAGTTTTTCCACAAGCAAATAGCCCATATAACCCCAAAGCATACTTACAAAAAGTATTAACTACAATAATGGATAATTCAAAATTGGATTATAAAATTGTAGATGTTGAAGTTGGAGATGATTTAGGCAGAACAGCAGAAAAACCTAAAAAAGAAGAAGTACCACCATTAACAGCTACTTTAAATGATTTAAAACAAGTTGAAAAACTAAGAAAATCATACCAAAAAGAAATAGGGGATGTTAAATCAGCTTTATATAAAACAGAAAGAGTTGATGGTAAATATAAACTTATTGTAACTGGACTTACAAAACAACAAAGACAAAAACTATTTACTACAAAAGCATTATTTACACAAAATTTAAAAGAAGAAAACGAATTTAGTAGAGCAATGCAAATAAGAGCAGGGATTATAAAATAAAATTTGCCTATTGGTAAATGTTTTCGTATAATTAGGTTATAAAAAAAGTTATGAAAGAAAATACTCTATTAGTAGAGAAATATCGTCCTACAACATTAGAACATTATGTTGGAAACGAAAATATAAAAGAAGTTATCCAAAAATATCTTAATCAAAATGATATCCAGAATTTTATATTTTATGGAGGTGCCGGTACAGGAAAAACTACATTAGCAAAAATTATAGTTAAAAACTTAGATTGTGATTTTCTTTATTTAAACGCATCTGATGAAAATGGTATTGATACTATTAGAGATAAAGTAAAAGGTTTTGCATCAACAGCATCTTTTAAAGGTATTAAAATTGTTATTTTAGATGAAGCTGATTTTATCACTATTCAAGGGCAAGCTGCGTTACGTAATGTAATTGAAACATTCTCACGTTCAACTCGTTTCATTTTAACGTGTAATTACATTGAACGAGTAATAGACCCAATACAATCACGTTGTCAAGTATTAAAAATTGTCCCACCGTCAAAATTAGACACTGCAAAACACACAGCTTGGGTACTAGACCAAGAAGAAATATCATATGAAACTGATGACATTAAATCTATAGTAAACCAATACTACCCAGATTTAAGAAAAATGCTTAACACAATACAATCATCAACAATTAATAGTAAATTACTATTAGATAAAGATGTTTTAGTTTCATCTAATTATATGTTAAGTATTATAAAAGAATTATCTACATCTAAAAACTGGAAAAATATTAGACAAATAATAGCAGATTCGGGTGTAAAGGACTTTGAAGAATTATATAGATTTCTATTTGATAATTCTTCTAAATATGCTTCTGATAGAGAAGGATCAGTAGCTATAATTTTAAATGAACATCTTTATCAATCAAATTTCCGTATTGATAAAGAAATTAATATAATGAGTGCAATAAGTAAAATAATAGAAACAATAAAATAAAACAATGGAAAATCAACAACCACAAATGAACATTGACCTAACAAACACTACATCAGTAGAAGGATTCAATGGCGGTAAATTATTTGGACAAGGAGTAATAATTCGTAAAGTGTCTAAATTTGTAGCAGGATCATCAGAAGACATGTTAATGCCTATACCAGTATTTTACGATTTAGAATCTAAAAAGATATTACCTGATTCTTTACCTAAAGAAATTAGAGAAGAATATCAAGACATGCTAATTGAAGCCTAAGAAACAAATTAAGGATATTTGGGGGTGGTTAAATGAAATCACCCTCTATAAGACCCCAGTAGATCAGATATCAGATGACTCTTGGGATCATTGGAATTCTTATGTTATCCATAGATTCATTTCTATGAATTTAAATTTTGTTGAGTTAGCTAATTTTATTCAAATTATACCTTACGAAAAGAAAAAACAAACTTATCAAATATATAGGGAATTTATTCCCAATCAAAAAGTGTATTTGAAATATATTAAATCAAAAATAAAAGGTAAAAATAAAGAATTAGTTAAAAAAGTAGCAGATTATTTTTCTTGTAGTTCTCAAGAAGCTCAAACATATTTAGATCTTTTAGGTAAAAAAGGTACAAGAGAAATCCTAGAAAAAATTGGCACGGATGAAAAGGAATTAAAAAAATTACTAAAATAAAACTTCCTTTAAGTCTTTTTAAGAAGAAAATAGTTATATATTTATAATAAAAAAACCAATTAACTATGACTGAATTTGTAATGATCCCCAAAAGAAAACTAAGACCTGTTACTCGTTGTAAAAGTGGATGTTGACGGCTCTTGCAGCTTTCCATGATTTTGCCATTATTTATAGCTGAATTTTAAAACTATAAACAATGGATAACATTTTTAAAACAATTAAAGGTTTTTTCACTAACATTAGTGACTTAATGATGACTTTCCTTTCAGTAGGAATTTTAGTACAAGTACTCTTCGGAGGAGCTGTATTTGGAATGGATGTAGTCGGCAATGTAACTGGCTTAATAAACACTCTAGGCAACTCAGGGTTCGTAGGTTTATTAGCCGTAATCTTACTAATGAAAATATTAGATAAGAAATAATCTCACCCCCCCAATATTCGAATATCTAAACCCTGGCAATAGCTGGGGTTTTTTATTTAAAGTATATATTTTCCGATATTTCCATATATTTATAATAAATTAAAAAAAATAATAATGAGCCACGAATTTTTACGTATGCAAAAACTTTCAGGTGTTATTACCGAAGGTGAGTATAATCAAAAAATAGAAGAACTTAATTCAACTGAATCTTCAACAGAAACATTAAATGAAAATGTTGTTGGAGTAGGAGCAACTTTAAACCCATACCCAGCTAAAAAGAAAGAGGTTTACGAATCTGCTTTCAGCAAATTTTTAGGTGAAGAAAAGGAAATGAGAGAAGAGGGAGAAATTGATGAAATGGGAATAAGATATGAAGAACCTACAGTTGATGAAGGTGAAGAAGATCTTAAAGAAGATGAAAGAACTGATACTGAAGAAGAAGGATATAAAGACGGATTCAAAGATGCTCTTAAAGATGCTAAAGATGCAATTGCAAAACTTAGAAAAGAGTTGAAGGAAGAAGAAGATGGTTTAAATGAAGATGCTCGTACTGATGCTGAAGAAGAAGGATATCAAGATGGATTCAAAGATGCTATTAAGGATGCTTTAGATGCTCTTAAAGGACTTAAAGGTGAATTAAAAGAGGAAGAAGATGACATGGGTGAAGCTATTGAACCTATGGGTAAAAAGAACCAAAGACATAAGGGTGATTATGGCTCAGATCGTGGAGCTGAAAGAAAATCTTTAGATAGTGAACCTAGATACAATAAGAAAGATACTGAATAATTTTTCTATATAATATTTAAAAAAGCTTGGTTAACTCCAGGCTTTTTTGTATCTTCCCATATATGAAAAAGAAGATACCATCTATCTTACAAGAGATAAGGTCATTTGAACCTCCCAAAATTGATTTTGCGTATCACAAACCAATATCATATTCCCAACTTTCTATGTATAACGAATGTCCTAAAAAATGGTCATTACAATATAGAGAAGGACATAAACAATTTACATCAAGTATTCATACTGTATTTGGAACAGCAATGCATGAAGTACTCCAACATTATTTAACTGTAATGTATGAAGAAAGTATAGCTGCTGCCGATAGATTAAACACATCCGAATTATTTGAAGAAAAACTTAGAGAGGAATATGCTAAACAATATAAATCAAATAAAAAACAACATTTTTCCAATCCAGTTGAATTAAGAGAATTTTATGATGATGGAGTTGAAATAATAAGAGAATTTGCCAAGAAAAAAGGTAAATATTTTAGTAAACGAGGGTGGCATTTAGTAGGTTGTGAAACCCATATTATGTTGCCTCCAAATGAAAATTACCCAAATGTATTATTTCAGGGGTATTTGGATGTTGTTTTATATCATGAACCTACTAATAAATTCAAAATCATAGATATTAAAACAAGTAGACAAGGATGGAGTAAATATCAAAAATCAGATCAAAATAAACAATTACAATTAACAGCATATAAAAAATTCTTTTCAGAACAATTTAATATCCCAAAAGAAAACATTGAAGTTGAATTTTTTATTTTGAAAAGAAAAACATACGACTCAGAAGAATATGCTGTTAGTAGATTACAAAGCTTTATTCCTGCATCTGGTAAGGTAAAAATGAATAAAGTAGAAAAAACAATTAATAAATTTATAGAAGAAGCATTCGATAAAACAGGACATAAAGATGTAGATCACCAACCAACAGAAAATGATAATTGTAAATGGTGTCCATTTTTAAAGACTCATTTATGTTCTGCAACTTTCTAGAATCCCCATATACGTATATCCAAATAATTTAAAATAAAGTATATGAGTACCAAAAATCAACAATTAACAAGTGTTAAAATTGACAAAGAGTTATTTGAACAATTTAGAGTAGAATGCATTAAACGTAAATTTAGCTTCCAAAAATTATCAGAAAGAGCAGTACATATGTATCTATCAGATGAAGATTTTAGAAAAAGAATTCACAGTCATAGTAATCTAAGCTTGGAAGAACAAAATTAAAGTTTTACATTTAAAATAAAATAAGTTACATGAACAAAAGTTTTAAGTATTTGCCTCAAGGCGAACGTAAAAAAATTCTATTAATTTGTGATGACATTAGAGTTCATTCAGGAGTAGCAACAGTTGCTAGAGAATTAGTTCTTAACACATGTCAGCATTTTAATTGGGTAAACATAGGTGGAGCAATCCAACACCAACAAAAAGGACAAAGATTTGATCTTTCACAAGATACTAACAAAAATGCGGGGATAAATGATTCATCAGTTATTTTATATCCTGTAGATGGATATGGAACACCTGATTTAATTAGACAACTAATTAGAACAGAAAAACCAGATGCTATCATGTTAGTAACAGATCCACGTTATTTTGAATGGTTATTTCAAATTGAAAA